AAAGTTATACAAATATACGAATTATTTTTCAAATATCCAAATTGGTTCACAAAATCTTTGGTCTTTTGTTTCTTCTGCTAACTTTAAAGTTTCTTCTGTATATTGATTTTCATCTTTTGCAGTTCCTGCTCCACCACTATTCGGTCTTTTTGCCATTTCCATTCCAATACATCCTTTGTAAGTTAAACCTTGAGAGGTTAGAAAATCTCCCATTGGATTTGTGATTTCTAACCATTGTCTATCTGTACTCCAAGATGAGTTAGTATAAACATCTGCAATGTTTACTGCAATCTTACCACCTTTTTTAACAGTTGGTATAATCTTACCAAGTGATTTGTGTAAGAAGTGTTCATTCCACACATCAATATTTTTATATCTTACCCAACTCTGAGTATCATCATGTGAATATCTTTCTACTGAGAAATATGGTGGTGAAGTAAAAACTAAATCAAAATAGTTTTCATATTCACTATAATCAAAATCTTCAGCAGGTGAACAATAGAAATCAGTTTTAGTTGGGTTCTCAAAGAACGAAGTGTGTTTACTATAAAAATCTCTTTGTTGTTCATAGTAAGGATGATTTTCTTTTCGTGGGTCTAATCCTACATAATGTTCCACAGTTTCACTTGAAAATGCACCAGCCAATCTATCACCCCAACCCATTGAGAAATCAAGAACTGTTTTGGCTTCATTCATATCGTAGAACATCTTTGCTACATTTGGTTTGAATTGAGCACATATATATTTTCTCAATCCAATCATAGTTCTTAATTCTTTTTTACCAACTTGTGGTAGTTTTAAAGAATATGCAGCTCCCATTAAAGAAGTCATAAACTTCTTAGATTCCCAAGTTCTTTTCGGACCGGGTGAAACTGCCCCATCTACTGACCATCTATTCTTTTGTTGAAAGTAATTTGATGAATTATTACCTGTATTGATTCTACTAAAGTAAAATTGTTTACCTTCGTATGTTAGAGGGTAACGAGTTTTAGCAGCCTTTCGTGGAAACCACTCACCTTCTTTTAGATACTCATTCCATCTGAATCCTTTGAGTTTTAAATAATCATTGTAAGCATCTTCTTCAGTTATATCCGCATAAGGAATTGGATACCTCATAAAGATTTCAGCTAACTTTTCTTTAACCTCATCTTTAGGATAAGTTTCTTTGATTAGTTCCCATTCGTGAGGAAGTATAGTTGGATATTCACCATCGTAAGTACCCTTTTCATACTTTGCAAATAAATCTTCTCCGTTTGTCATAAATGGGTCCAAGTTTTTCTTTTTACAATTTCTTCTACATTCCAAGTAGATACCTTAAAGTTTCTAGCAATAACATTTGTAGAAAATCCTTTTGAATAAAGTTCTCTAATCTGTAATACTTGTTCTGAGGTAAGTTTTGCTCTTGGGTGAGATTCTCCTCGTAACCTATTGCTAAAAAACCATAAGGTTCTTGACATATTTAATACTATTTATTTCTTTTGAAATCTCTTTCTATTAATGTACTCATGTGGTCTGCAAAATGAAGTATATATCCTATGTTACTTCTTTGTGATTTTTTTATATCATACGATTTCAAATATTTCATATTATCCTCATCGTAAATACCATCAGTTAGTTTGATTCCGAAGAATTCTTTTTCTGTATATTGAATACCATATTGTGATAATAAATAAAATGTTCTATCGGTATGAGTCATATAACTAATTTCATCATTGTATGTGTAAACCTCACCTCTATTTTTAACATGCCATTCAGAAGTTTGTGGTTTATAATTCATATTTCCTTTTTCACCTAATTTACCTAAATCGTGGTGAAATGCTGAAAATAATAATTCTTCTTGAGTAAAATCTACAACTCCACCAGCCTCTTGAAATAATTTCATCATACGAAGTGAGTTTCTAGCAACATTCATCACATGGTCAATATAACCACCCTCATATGCATTATGATAATTAACATTTCCACTTGCAGGTGATAACATTAAATTTCCTCCCAATTCTTCCATTGAGTACATATGGAGTAATTTTTCTAATCGTTCTCCATTAAACGATTTCTTTAACGCCTCGATAAACTTGTTATAGTTTTCTTCGAGTTGTTTCTCATCGTAATTTTTTACGAACATTGTAAATGAATTCATAATTTAAAATTTAAGGTTTATACTCTTTCTATTGGAATAGTAATTAGATGATAATTACTATCTTGTGGATGTTTTTGTGAAAAATCCACTTTTGTATCTATTTTTAATTTAAAAGCAGTTTCAGTATCGATATAATATAAGGTTTCTGAACCATCAACACTTGAAAGTTTTTTACTTTTGTTAAATGGAACTTTAGGTGTACCTTTAATTATTTGTTCTTTATCTTCTCTGTGTACGAATTTTATTTGTGCCATATTACTTTAATTTATTTTATACAAATATACGAAATTTTTTTGAATTATCCAAATTTATTGAGGTATATTTTCCATAAATTCTACAAATTCTTTCTTATTGGAAAAAATCTCATTACTTACAAAATCATTATACAATTGAATTAAAATTAAGTAATTTTCCTCAATTTTTTTATTAATATCATTTATGTTTTTTGAAAATGTAAGTTTATAATCTTTAATATTTTCTATTATTAAGTGTAATCCATCTAAATATTCATAATCATTGTAGTTTGAATTTTTAAAATATTCTTCAAATGTATTGAAACCATAATTTTTTAAGTGGTTTAAAGATTTTGGAGAATTAATCATAATAAATGGATGTTTATTTATAATAGCCCTATATGTTTTTTCTGTAAACCAAGGTTTATCTGTTTCTCTATCTAATTGATGATTAGTTTCTGATACAATACTTAATGATGAATTTGAATAAATGTCTTTATTATACGGAAAACCTATATACCAAAATCCTCCTTTATCATTTATAAAATTAATATCATCTAAATCATTTTTATTTTCTGATAAAAACTCTGTTATTGATTTATTTGTAGCTTTACATATTTTTTGGTGAATTAGGTTATTGTAAATTTCAGTTACATGATTTAATATTGAAATTGATTGTGGTACTTTTAGAGAATAATTAATATCCTTTATCAAGTTTTCTTCTTTTAATTTCATAAATAAACCAATCCTATTAATTGAATTTAATTTACCTAATAGTAGAAGTGATTTATCTGATGATGAATTCCATTTAATGTTCTTATCTTGTTTTTTATCAAATGATTCAAAAACTGTTTTAATTGCAAAGAAATTAATTTTTATTATTTCTATATCAATTTTATTTTTGTAATTCCAAGTATCATTTACGATAAAATACTTTTTTTTAAAATTTAATTCATTGAGTAAATCAATTTTTAATTTTAAATTATTATCGTACCAATCATTCCAATCTAAACTTTCATTTAGAGAATATATTATGATTTTAGAATCTTTTGATAAATTTTCTAATTCATTTCTTAGAAGTTCTAAGGATATACCAATATCGTAACTATAAATTTTGTTCAATTAAATATTTTTGAGTTCGTTTATAGCATTTGTATATGCTAATTCTGATTGTAATCCTGCAAATCTTTGAACTTCTTGTCCATCTTTTTCAATAATAACAGTTGGTACTGAACGAACATAATATTTTTGAGCCACTTCAAATTGGTCATCTATATTTACATCTTCAAATGATATATCTGAAAACTTTTCTTTAACTTGTTCCATTATTGGTGTTAACATTTTACATGGCCCACACCATTCAGCATAAAATTTTTTAACTTGTATCATATTAATTCTCCTTTTAAGTTATCCACTCTTTCTTTATTTTTTTGTAACAAATATTTCTTTTTGTATTTATTATTTATTTTTACATTTAAATATTTTGATAATTTTTCTAAACCATTATTAAAGTAGATATCTTCATACCAAAAAATAGGAAGATTAAAATCACTTGATAATTGTTTTATAACATCTGATTGTTTATTGTAATATAATAAACATTTATCAACTAATTTTTTATCAATTATATTATAAGGTTCTCTAATGTGATATTTACTATAATCATTTTTGTATTTATATTTTCTAAATGCAAGAGATTCAGCTTGTTTTATTTTATTTTTCCTATCTAATAAAATTACAGTATTAGATAATTTTATCACATCTTTACCAAATTCATATAAATCATTGTAACCTAAAGGTAAACTATGAATCATATGTTTATAAAAATTGTTCTCTTTTAAAAAATCAATTTTTTTTTCTTTATCATTTAAAAACGGTGATGATATTAATTTTATATCAAATACCTGTTTTAAATAAAGTGATAGATTAGTACTTCCACTTCTTGATGTACATAAAATACTAACCATCACACGCAACACAATCAGGGTCAACCGCTCTTGTTGCGATATCACCCCTAAGAACTGATTCAGTTCTCATATAATATAGAGTTTTGATTCCTTGTTTCCAAGCCTCTAATGTAACTTGATTAATCCACTTCGGTGTTGCAATCGAAGGGAAAGCTAAATTCAATGAAACTCCTTGGTCAATGTACTGTTGTCTTACACCAGCTTGTTTTACCAAGTCCATTTGATTTATTTCTTTGAATGTTCTGAACACATCCTTGACAGGGTAGATTTTTTCTCTATCACCATTTTGAATTTCTTTACAAAGAACCATTTTGTTATCTAAGTAACACCACTTATCTAATTCTTTTATTCCTTGAACCGAACCTCCATCTTCTAAAATTTTATCCCATGTTTCTTTTGTATTGATACCTGCTTTTCTTAGAACTTTAATTAACTCACCATTTTTTCTGATGAATGTTCCTTTAGAAGTTTGTTCTGTAAATATATTTGCTGCCCATGGTTCAATACCAGGTGATACATTTCCACTCAACTTTGAGTTGGATACTGTTGGTGCAACTGCTCTAAGGTGTGTGTTTCTAAATCCACTTTCTCTACACCAAAGAGGTTCACCATATTCTGTTGCTAAATCTCTTGAAGCTCTATCTGATTCAATTTTTATTTGTGAGAAGATTTTACGAGTTTCAAATTGAGCTTCCATACCTTCAAATGGAATGCCTCTTTGTTGTAAGTAAGTGTGCCATCCTAAAACCCCCAATCCTAATGCTCTACCTTTTTCTGCAGATGCAACTGAGTTTTCGAATCCTCTCATGTTTTTTGCCTTTTGAATAAATTCAGAAAGTACTCCATCTAAGAACCAAGTTGCTGTATAAATTAAATCTGTATCTCTCCACTCATTATATTTTGCTAAATTGATTGAAGATAAACAACAAACGAATGAATGATTCTCATCTGTATGTAATGTAATTTCTGAACAGATATTTGTCATGTGAACTTTTAATCCATTCTTTTTGTACATATCAGGATTAGCTTTGTTGATATTACCTTTAAACATAATATAAGGTTCACCAGTTGCTTTTCTCTTTTGTAGTAATTTTCCCCACTTTCTTCTTGCAGTTTCGTTTCCATCTTGAAGTTTTCTCATAAACTTATCACCAACAACTGCACATTGATGTAAATTAAGTGATTGTCTATTTACATCACCTTTTGGTTCTCTGATTTCTAGCCACTCTTCAAAATCATCGTGTTCTATATTGAGGTTTACAGATGCTGCTCCTCTTCTAACTGAACCTTGATTGGTAGCAAGGATTGTAGAATCGTATATTTTTGTAAATGGAACTACACCATCTGATGTTCCATTGCCTGTAATTGGTGCTCCTGCTGGTCTAATTTGGTTAATACCAATACCAACACCACCACCATGTTTTGCAAGTAACATTAATTCTAAGTTCTTTTTACCAATATCGTAGATTGAATCGGCAACATCAATACCAAAACAAGAGATAGGTAATCCTCTATCAGTACCAGTATTTGAAAGAACTGGTGTTGCAAGATTTAACCAACCTTTCCAAATGTAATCAAAAAACTTTGTTGCCATTTGTGGTTTACCTAATCTTTGAGCAACTCTTGTTGCAACTCTCCAATAAGCATCTTTTGGTTTTTCACCAGGTAACAAATATCCTTTAGATATAGTTTTTACATATATCTCTGTATTACCCCATGATGGAAAATCAACATCAATTTCCCAACCTAAATCTTCTCCGTAGTTTTTTGCCATTTTATATTAATTTATTTTGTTCTATAAGTTGTGAATAACCTCCACTATAATTACCTGTTATTTCTTCACCTTTTTTTATATCCTTTAAAGCTTTACCTGTTTTACTATCAGTATTTCCTTCATTATATTTTGTGTTTATTAAAGAAAGTGGATTACTAAATAAAAAATTAGTATCCTTTATCAATACAAAATTAATATCAGAATCATCATTTTCTATCTTTGAACCAAAAGAACGAAGTATATATGATAATACTTCTGTTGGTAGTTTTTTAGCTTTACTAAACTTTATTTTGTACCAACCAGTTTCTCCTTTCCATATTGGAAAAACTTGTTCTCCTCTTTTTATATCAACCAAAGCAAATAATCCAACTCCATGAATTTTACTTGGGGCAATATACGATTTAATACCTGTCAACAAATAATCAAATGGTTGCACTTACTTTCTTTTTTTTAAATTCACCATTTATAAAATAACTCCAATGACAAGTATGTCCTCTTTCTATTAACTTAGGGTAGTTTTGTCTATGACTTGATTTGATTTCAAAATAATGTGAATGTAAATCTTCAGTATTTCTACAAGCAAAATAACTAAAAATTGATAATACACAATTTTCATTTGAAATTAATTTTGAGTAATCTTCAAACTTAGAATAGTTAGGGTCATCATAAGTATCCATAAAAATACCATCAAACTTAACATCTAATGTTGGGATTACATCTACCCAATCTCCAAAATATAAATGAACATTATCTTTACCTTCAGCCCATTTCTGAGCTTCTTTAAAGATTTGTGGATTTGATTCAATACAATGATAGTTACCAACCTTATTATAGATTGTATCTGCACTATATCCTAGTCCGAATCCAACATCTAATACTTTTCCACCATTTTGTGTAACGATATTAGAGTAAAATTCCATCAATTCTTTGGATACTACATCCATAACAATTTTAGAATCATCATCTGAATACGATATCCTCGTATCTGTTATTGTAACCTTTTTGTTTTTCAATTTTTTTTAAAATAAATCGTCCCAATCCTCACCTTCATTCGCTTTAGAATAATCAGTAGGTCTGATAGCGAAGAAATCTGTGTGAGTGTGTCCACCTGTTAAATGATAGAACCATTCTAAATTTTCTGATTTCTTTTTATCGTAATCGTGAATCGGTTCGTATCCTAATTCTTGTAGTTTTTGATTTGTTCTATCTTTGATAAATTCTTTTAAATCATCTTTTGATAGGTTTTCTAAATCACCCATCTCAAACATCTTATCAATAAATTTACACTCTAAATCAATGATTAATTTAGATGCCTGTTCTATTGAATCTTTACATTGTCCTAACAATTCTGGATATTCATCACACATATGTCTGAACAATTGACAACCCATACGAGAATGTAGAGATTCATCCCTTACACTCCATTTCATTTGTTGTCCAATACCTTTAAGTTTGTTTCTCATTTGAAATGAGTAAAGTACCGCAAAAGAAGAATATAAACTAACTCCCTCTGCAAATGCTGAAAAGATTGCTAAACTTCTACCAACTTCTTGTCTTGCCTTTTCGTTGGTTTGTAAATCTTCGTGTGTCCAATCAGCAGTTGTTGAAGTTAGGAGTTCGAACTTCTCAGCAGTTGCAGGTTCGTGCAAAAATGCCTCGAAGTCCTCTAATCCTAATGTTTCGTTTAGATACGAATAAGCTGTAGCGTGAATAGTTTCTTGTGAACCAAACATCATAGCCATTTGTTTAATTTCATGTTTCGGAAACCATTTGGTTACCATGTTCGTCCAATAATCAGAAACTGCACATTCGGTTTGAGCAAATCCAAGTAAGATATTCCCTACCAAATTCTTTTCTTCAGGTGTAAGTGTTTCGTTCCAATCTTTAACATCCATTTGCATGGGTATCTCAGTATGGAGCCAAAATGCTTGTGCCTGTTTCAACCAACCTTCTGTATAGTAGATTGGATATTCGAATGGTTTGAAAGGGATTCTTTCTTGGAATAATTTACTCATAATATAACCTTATTTGTTTTCTTCTACTGATGCTTTTCTATAATCTGTTACTAATTTTTTGATTTCACCAATTGCTTTTCTAGCTCTTGATTTTGCTGCTTTTGATGAACCATTGTGTTCTGTTTCGAATTGAGTATATAACTCACTAATTTGTTCGAAGATTTCTTGTGAATTTGCCATAAATTATTCCTTTTTTTAAATTGTTATTTGAGTGACCAAAGTAATGGTCGTGTTTATAATTATTGTATATATTGAAAAACGAAAAGGTTTTTCAGTTAAATTTTTAAACATTTTCATTTTATCATATTAACTTTATTTTTTAATAATATGTATTAAATTTTTTTGATACACTTTTCTAATATTTTTTCATCATTATCCCATTCAAGGTAAACTCCTTCTTTATTATTGTAATCAGTTGCTAAATCACTCCATGTTGAATATGGAGTTTTAATTATTGATTGAGTATTACATAAACAATAAAGGTCTAAAAAGTTTTTTGTATGTAATTCAAGTGGTATCTCCCATGCTTTAATTAAATCATAAAATTTATTTTTTAGTATAATATTATTTGGATATCTTTCTACCCAATTTTCAAAATACTCATCTTTTAAATCATGTGATATATAAAACTTTTGATTTGGATTTTTTTCTAATATTAAATCTATTGCTCTAAAATAAGTTTCATCTGTTATGAATTCGAATTGATAAAATTTCCAAGCTGGTAAATCTTTAACTTTCGCTCTAACATAATCCGCTAATAGTTCGTGGTCCCACTTAGGTAATAAACTTAAATCAATTAAAGTTCTACCACCCAAAACATCTTTTTTAGTAATGTGTACACCTCGACCTCTTCTTACATGAATACCTATGGCAGAACTAACTTCATTTATAATATCAGTATTTATATCTTCATGTTTAAATTTTAAAGTATTAATAAATCTTGTTTTATATTGTTCACTTAAATCATTTATTTGAACAATCGTAAAATCAGTATAGTAATTTTTATCTTCTAATTTTAATCCATTGTTTATAACATCTTTAAGTAATTCAGTTGTTATTGGTAGATATTCATCAAAATCAATATTTCTAGCATCTGTTAAAGTTGTATTTTCTAATGTGAAACAATTATTAGTTTCAGGATTTTGTTGTTTATCTACAACTACTTCAAATTTATTATCATGTAAATAATTAATTATTTGTGCTATTTCCCAAAACAACAATCGATTACATAAACCTGTATCATTGGTATTATAATTTCCATAGATATCATCTAACGGTCTATAAATTCCTCTTTTATTAATATCTGCTACAACTAATTTCATTATCCCATATTTTCTACATACTTTTTATGTAGAAGTTTTTTAGTTTCTAATTGTCCACTTGCCGCTTCTTTCTGTGCAATTACACCATCTGGTGATGTTCCATCATATACTTCAATGTAACCTGTATTTGTATTCATTTTACATGGGAAAGTAATTCCATCAGGTCCAAATCTGTTTTTCATAATATGAGCTCTTGCAGTATCATTTAGTTTATCTTTCGATTTTCTACTCCAACTCATAATGAAATCAGCATTCATTACTTTTGCATATGAATCAGCTATTTTATCCGCTTCAATTACTTCTGAATCAATAGCCGAACGGTTGGTTTGAGAAGCAGTCCAAATTGGTATCTCCAATTCTCCACTCATTCCTCGAAGGTCAATATATACTCCTCCTTGCTCTGCATAAGTAGAGTCTGACTTATTTGAGTGGGAAAGTAAAAGGTCAGCATAATCAACTATGATAACATCGGGCTTGTTATCTAATGTAACCATCTTCTCGATATGTTGCTGTAACTTCTTTACTGTAACACCTTTTGGTGGGAAATATTTAATTAAGAGTTTCCCTTTGAGATTCTTGATTTTTGCTTTAACCTCATCTTTTTTATCCTTCAATTCTGCAGAGGGAGTACCTGTAAACACAGTATCATATCGAGCACCAACATAGTGTTCTGATAATTCCATTGTGTAATGTACTACACTCAAACCTTGCCGTACAGCTTCTGCACCGATAGCGGTGAGAATCCATGTTTTTCCTACACCCGAAGGTGCTACAACTACTCCCAACTCACCTGGTCCTAATCCACCATCCATAAGGTCGTTGATAGGTTGCCATTTTGTAGGAACAGTTGTTCTTTTTAAATCTTCCATTCTCTCATCATAATCTTCAATATAATCCATACCTAAATCAGTTTGTTGACCTACTTTCATGGCCTTGTCTACTAAATCTTTGATTCTATCATAAGAACCAGCTTTTAGTAAATCAACTGATTGTAAGATTACACCTTTTAGGTTTTGATTAATACAGAAGGAAGTAAATTCGTTTTTTATATAATCTAAATCTACATTACCAACTTGGGTGAAAACATGACGGAGTTGTTCTACTACCGTTTTCTTTAACACCTCATTATCTACTTTTGATAATTGTGATTTGAATACATCCAATGTAGGAGGTTTTCTATACTCTTCATGATAAGAAAGTATTTCAGATACAATCCACTTGTTAGCATCGTTCTCAAAGAACTTAGCAGTGGTTATTTCACTAATTGTATCTAAAAACTTATTATCTGTAATAAGAGCAGAAACTACTTTCGATTGAAATGATTGCCCATATTTCGATAAAGTATCTATTTGTTCTGCCATTGACTCTATTTATAAAACTTTACAAAGATACGAAAAATATTTGAGAATACCAAATTAATCTGTAATTAAATTTCCAAATGTAGTTTTTAACCAATCGTTGATATCCCCAAAGTTTCCGATTACTTTGTATTTTAGGAGGATTTTCATAAAATCCATTTTGTTTAGTGGTTGGATTTCTTCGTTGAATCTATCTAAAACTTTCATTTTAATTTGACCCGATATATCAACATCATCCAATTGCATCAAATCTTCGTTTAATAAGATTTGTCTTTTTGATTTAAGAATATCTTTGTAGATTTTTATTTTACCTTTTGTTTCTTCAATTTTAGTTTCACATAAATCAAATAAATCATCTACTGATAATTTTTCATCACCTGTTATTTCAGGAAATCTCTTTACCAATGTTTTGATTCCACACCCATAAACACCAGGTATATTATCTGATTTATCTCCATCTAAAACTCTATAAAGTAAAAGGTTTTTAGATTCTATTCCATATTCTTCTTTTACCAAAGATTTATTATACATCTTCTTTTTGGTGGGTGACCAGACGATGGTAGTATCATTAACCAATTGAAGGAAATCCTTATCAGTTGACATTATCACCGCCTGTTCATCTTCTTTTAGGATTTGGGTTGTTATATAAGCCATAACATCATCAGCTTCTACTCCATCATAAATCATGGTAGTGATAGGTAATCCATATAACATTTCATTTAACCAAACGAATTGTCTTTTCATAGATTCTCTTTCATCTTCATCATTCATTAAATCAGCATAAGCTCGATTTACTCTGAGTTTATTTTTATCTCTTTGTGCTTTATAACCTCCAAAAGCCTTTTTTCTTCTTTGGGAACCACCTTTCCCATCGAATACTACAACAACACGAGATGGTTGAGTTTGTCTAATAGCATAACCAATAGATTTAAGAGCACCTGTTACACCACCAACATGGTCACCATCATCATTCATTGTAGGAATGGATGACCAACATCTGATAAATGTATTTAAACCATCAATAATAAGGACACGAGAATTCTTGTGTCTATTGATATTTTGGTCTCTGTCTCTCTCAACCGAATCTAAAATGTTTTTGTAGAGTTTCTTCATTATAACAATTCTTTTCCAAAGTAAGTTTCTAAAGTTCCCAATCTATCATCTGCATCTACTAACATAGTTAATGCTTCTTCAGCGTTTTTGTAGAAATCTTCAGTAGAGTGGTCACCAATACCAACTGCTTTGTTTCCAAGAAGTTCCAATGAAAGAAGTGCTTTTGCTTTATCTGCCTCAGCACTTTTCTTTAACATTTCATATAATGTTCTATTCATAATTTTAATCATTTTCACCAGCACCTTCAGTATCTACTTCCATTGCATCAATATCAAGTGTATCTGATTTATATTGTAAGATTGTTTCTTCACAAATCTTTTTGTAGATTTGTTCTCTAACATCTTCTCTTTCATCCATCAAAGGAATAAAATCCTTAGATTGGAATTTCAGTTCTTCACCTGTTTCTGTATCAATATAAGTGTACCAAGCACCAGCCTGTTTTACTAATTTGTTCTCTTTCATGACTCCTAACCATGAACCATAATTATCGATTCCTCTATCAAAGTAAATCTCAAAATCAGCCGCTCTTAGTGGTGGCCCCATTCTGTTTTTAATTACTTGACAACGAACCTTCATTCCAACAACCTTATCTTGGCCGTTTACCTTTTGTTTGATTTGTCCCATATTCTTCAATCTCAATCTTACAGAGGCATGGAAAGCAAGAGCCTTTCCACCTGAAGTTGTCCATGGGTCACCAAACATCGCATTCATCTTTT